CTCTGTTGGGGCACCGCGACCCGAGTGCTCGTCATCTGGGTACGCCCAGGCGCTGACGTCACCGTGCTCGCCCATGAGTGCTGCCACGCGGCCTTGGACATCCTCGACTACGCGGGCATGAACCCGGCACACGCCAACGGCGAACCCATGTGCTACACGCTGCAGCGAATGCTCGAGCAGTTCACTCCCCATCTCCTCCCTCCTCAGAACTCCTAAGTGCCCCCTGGGGCGCATCCCCTATGGCACTCGAAACAGGCACCTACATCTCTGATCTGGTAGCGACCAACCCGGTCGGCTCCGATCCTATCGCCCAGGCAGACGATCACATCCGTTTGGTGAAGTCCACCCTGAAGGCCACATGGCCGAACGTGAAGGGCGCAGTAACGGCCACCCACGAGAACCTCTCCAATGGCACCCCGGTAGGGTTGATCGCCATGTGGTCTGGTGGCTCGCTGCCCGCAGGCTGGACCCTCTGTAACGGGGTCGCAGTCGCCCGCTCGGATGGCACCGGCAACATCACCCCTCCGGATCTCCGGGACCGCTTCATCGTTGGCTCGGGCTACTCGTATGGCACGGGGAACGTAGGGGGCGCAGCCCTCATCCAGTTGTCGGTGGCGCAGCTTCCCGCACACAACCACACGGCCAACACGGATTCCCAAGGGAGCCACAGCCACACCGGAAGTACCGGGTGGGTCGGCGACCACCAGCACACGCTCCCGAACCTCGGCTCCGTCCAGGCGGGGTCTGACAACGGTGGTGCGAATGTCCCGGTCTCCACGGGCTACGGCTCGACCCGCTACCTGTCCCCCACGGATCCCGCAGGTGGTCACAACCACGCGTTCACCACGGATGCCGCAGGGACCCATGCCCACGGTGTCTTCGTTGGTAATACCGGTTCCGGCGCGGCTATCGAGAACCGTCCTCCCTACTACGCCTTGGCGTTCATCATGAAGGTGTAAGCCATGGCTATCGAATCCGCGCAGTACATCAGTCAACTGGTCGCAGCCAATCCGCTGTCGACCGACGCAGTGTCCCAGGCCGACGACCATCTCCGGATGATCAAGTCGGTACTCCTCAGCACGTTCCCGAACCTGGACTCCCCGGTCACCGCCACCCCGAAGCAACTGAACAACCCGGTCCCCCAAGGTGCCGTGATTCTGTGGTCGGGGTCGGTCATCAACATCCCCGCAGGCTACGGCTTGTGCGATGGGACCCAAGGGACCCCGGATCTCCGTGGGCAGTTCGTGGTCGGGGCAGGGGGCACGTACGCGGTCAACGCTATCGGCGGCTCGGCCCTCACAGGTTTCGCAGGCTCGCACACGCACACCGAGAACACGGCCACGGCCAGCCTCCAGGTCACCAACCTCGCAGTCGCTGCGGGCGCGGGGTCGAACGTGGTCTCAGCCGTGGTGCCCCAAGGACACGTCCACACGGTCAACCAGGTCGGGGATCACCAACACTCCAGCCTCCCGCCGTACATGGCCCTCTGCTACATCATGAAACTCTAAATGGCAAACCTCCCACTTCGTCAGCTTGGGGGCGTGGGAGTGATTACCGACGCCAGCCCGTATGATCTGCCGCCAAATGCCTTCTCGGCGGCGAACAACGTCATCTTCTCGGAGAACCGGATCCAGCGTGCTCCGGTCTTCAAACAGCTTTTCAACCCGATCCGCTCGACCCTGTCGTATGACGCGGGCACAGGCTCCTACGATGCGAACTCCGCGCTGTATAACTCGGCCGAGGGCGGCAGTTCTAATGCTTCTCGCTTTGTCGGCTCCTACACCGATCCCATTGCCGGTGAGACCGTATTTGTGGCAGACAACGACGGAACCATCCGTGCCTACCCGGGCAACGCGATGTCCTTCCAGACTCCCGCGTCCGGCACGGTAACCAACGACAACCCGTGGACCCATAGCCAGGTCGCAGGTCTCTCCTTCCTGGCCCGCAAGGGCATGCGCCCGTACGTCCGGAATATCAAGAACGACAGCCAGTACTCGCTCATCGCGGGCGACTGGGTGGCCACGGATACCGCAAGTGTCGTGCGGGGATTCAAGGGCTACGCGGTGATGCTCGGGATCAACAAGAACGGTGTCGACTACCCCACGATGGTGAAGTGGTCGAACCCGATCCAGTACTCGAGCGCGATCTCCACGGTCGTCTGGGACCCGGCGAACACGAACTACGTGGCCGGTGAGAATGTGATCGGCGACATGAAGAACCCGATCCGCGATGGCATGCCCTTGGGCGAAGCCTTCGTGATCTACTCCCAGAACCAGTTGTGGCTCATGGAGTACTCGGGGGACGCCAACGTCTTCAACTTCCGACGCCTGCCCTTCGAGGGCGGTGTGGTCAACACCAACTGCGTGGTCGAGGTCGAGTCCAAGCACTTCGTCTTCGGTGACAACGACATCTACGTCCATGACGGCATGTCGCGACAGTCCATCGCCGACGGCCGCGTTCGTCGCCGGATCTTCAACACCCTGGACCGCAGCAAACAGAACTACTGCTTCGTGAGCCACGACTCAGTGTCGAAGCTCCTGCACTTCTGCTACGCGACCCTGCAGAGCGAGGCGTCCTTCGCGGGCACCGCCTTCTGCAACCAGGCCGCGACCTACAACTACAAGAACGACACCTGGACGTTCATGGACCTCCCGAACATCGTCGGGGGTGCTGAGGCCAACGCTTCGCTCGTCAAGAACTCGTTCCCGGATGCGACGAATAGCTACTCGCTGTTCAACACCTCCTACACGAGCTTCTCGGGCGGTGGCACGCCGAAGATCTCCATCATGCTCGGTGTCTTCGACCAATCCAAGGGTCTCTCGGATTCCTGCGTCTACGCCATCGACCTCCCAACGGTCGGCCTGGTGAACCTGCCCGCGAACGTCGAGACCCTCAAGCCCGCCTACGTGGAACGCGTGGGGGTATCCCTGGACACCCAAGGACTCTCCCTGCGCTCCTACAAGACCGTGCAGAACGCGGTCCCCGAGGCGTCCTTCGACGACTCCACGGGCACCTTCACGTTTGAGTTCGGGTCCTCGGACCTCGCAGAGCAGACGCCGAACTACCGGTCCAAGGCGGTCTTCAACCCATCGACGGACTACAAGATCGACATGATGGTGTCGGGGCGGTACCTGGCCTACAAGGTCAGCACCAGCTCGATCTCGAACTTCCAGCTTTCGGGCATGGACTGCGAGATCAAATCCCTGTCCCGGAGGTAACCCATGGCGGTCACCCTCACAGTCCCACTTCAGAACTACGTCCGCGCAGCACAGCCCCCTCTCAAGGGTTCCGAGGCCCAATGGCTTCAGGAAGAGCTAAAAAAGCTCGAGCGATCGGTCGCCGCAATCAACGCGGCACTGACGCAACTGGCTGCACGGGTCACGTAACCCTTTTCAATCGAGAGAGAAATGAAAAACTTCATGCGAATCGCGACCGGCCTCGACACCGTGCCGCTGAACCTCGCTATCCAACGCCGTCCGGAGATCTGGAAGGCCGACACGTACCTCCGCGACTACCCCCAGGGGCCGTTCGGACAGATCGAGTCGGTCATCCTGCGCTTCCCGCCGCGCACCGTGCATGAAACCGAGGAGGCCCTCGCGCAGCACATGGCCCACTTCGATCAGCACGAATGCGTCGACCAGGAGGTCTACAAGGCCCTCCCGGAAGCCCGCCCCATCGTCATGGGCCTCATGGCCCGCGTGGCCGGTGAGCGCCTCGGCCGAGTGATCGTCAACAAGATCGCTCCCGGTGGCCGCATCTTCCCGCACGCCGACACCCCGGTGCATGCCCAGTATTGGGACCGCTTCCATGTGGTGCTCCAAAGCGCCCCGGGGGTCTACTTCCGGACTGGCGACGAGGACGTCTACATGGCCCCTGGGGAAACCTGGTGGTTCCAGAACGCCGAAGAGCATGAAGTGATCAACAACTCCCCCTGCGACCGCATTCACATGGTCGTCGACATTCGGACATCCAAGCCGTGATTACCTATTCAGTAGAGCAGTGGCGGGACATCGTGTCTGAAATGGAGGCCCTGTGGCCCGCTCATTGGCAAGAGGTCGCTCTCGACCACGAAACCATTAAGCTGGCCCCGGACTATAAGCAGTACGAAGCGTTCGCCGATGCAGGTGCGCTCCACATCGTGACCGCCCGAGAGGCCGGAAAGATTGTGGGCTACCACATCAGCATCGTTCGGCCGCACCTCCATTACAAGAACGACCTCCACGGCTTTACTGACGTCTACTACATCTCCCCGGCATTCCGCCAGGGTTGGGTGGGCGTAAAGCTCTTCAAGTACGTGGAGAAGACCCTCAAGGCCCGTGGGGTCAAGAAGATCTTCTCCGGAACCAAGTTGCATCTCGACATGGGACCGATCTTTGAGCGGATGGGTTGGCGGGAAACCGAGCGCCTCTTTTCCAAGGTCCTATGATCAAAACTCTCCTCAAGATCCTCGCCCCTGCGATCTTCATGCGCTCGCATGTGGCAGCGGCAGCCGTCGGGGCCGCAGCAGTCGGCGCAGTCGGTAGTGGCATGGCTGCAAGCACCGCAGCAGATGGGCAGAAGGCCGCAGCCGAAGCCGCCAACAGCCCGTGGTCCGCAGCACAGCCGTTCATCTCGGGGCAGTTTCAGGGCACCCAGGACGCGCTGAACAATGCCCTCGCCATGGGCACCTACAGCGGCCCCCGAGTAGCCGGTCTCAACCCGTACCAGACTCAAGGTGCGGACCAGACAGCAGGCTACGCGAACGGCAACGGCCAGAACACGGCCAACCAGTTCTACAACACCGGCATGGGCCTGACCCAGACCGGCTCGCAGTACGGCTCCAACG